GGTTTGAATATACAATGGCAGACAGTTCAGTATCAGCTGCAACAGAAGAAACAGACCCCGAGGTAGAAAAACCAACAAACACAATTACAGATATTTCAAATGCTCCTTATGAGAGACCTATATATCAGTATATTAATGAACCCGGAAGACAATGGATTAGAAAATATACTTTAGCTTTATGTAAAGAAATGTTAGGAGGTATTAGAGGAAAATACCAAACGGTACCTATCCCTGGTTCAGATACTACTTTAGATTATAGTAGATTATTATCTGAAGCATCAGCTGAAAAAGATGCATTAATATCACAATTAAGAGAAGATTTAGAAGCTACAACAACATTAAGACAAGCAGAAAGAAGTACAGCAGAAAGTGAACAAACACAACAACAATATACGGTAGATAATCCGTATCAAATTTACATACATTAATGATTAGTTTAAAAAACATATTATATGAAGTTTTAGGCACTTATAGTGTTGAAGTAGATTTATTTATAGACTCACAATACAACACATATGATATTTTAAATGAAATTAGAGCAGTAAAAGGAATAACAATTGTAAATATTATAACCCCAGAGGACTATTCTCAAACAGGAGGAGACGAATATATTAGATTAAGAATAAAATTTGTAACAAGAGATGACGCTAATGTTACATTACAACAATTTTTAGATGATATTTTAGCTAAAAATGATGAAGATACTTTAAGAATACAAGGAATAAAATCTATGAAATATAGAGAAGAAACTTTAAATAAATTATAATGGCATTATTTGGGGGATCAAGAGACATATCATTATTTCGTACTATAAATGAGGAACTTCTAAAAGATATAATCCAAACAGAAGTTGCTTATTATAAATTTGCTTTAGAACAAACAACTGTAAATGTTTATGGTGAAGCTCCTGGTAAAAATTATTTTGAACCTTTAAAAATAGCATGTTTAATAGATAGAGAAGACCAATCATGGGCTTCTGATGATTTTGGTCCTGATGCAAATCAAACTATTGGTTTTAGGTTTTTAAAAGATGATTTAAAAAATATAAACTTAGTACCTGAAGTAGGAGATTTATTACTTTTTAGAAATAATTTTTATGAAACAGATACAAAAGTTGAAAACCAATTAATAATGGGAAGAGACCCTGACTATGCTATATCAACAGAAACTACAGGTTTTGGGGAAAGTTTTTCTGTTATAATTAATACTCATCTTTCAAGAGTAGAAAAATTAAATTTAATACCTTTAAGAGGGGGTAAATACCCAACAACTGTAAAATTAAGTGGAGGAGACGCAAATTCATAAATTAAATGGCTGATAGAAAAAACATAAACCCAAGAAGACCTATTCCCGCTAGTGGATATGATCGCTTAAGAACCAATCTTAAAGCGAATTTCAATACAGATCCAGGTAAATTTCCTGAAGCTCAAGGGTTTCCTCAAAAATCTTTCCCAGGCCCTGATACTAGACCTAGTATTAATAAAGGTGACCATACATCAAGAAGAGATGATAAAGTTAAAGATGTATCAATAGGTTTACAAGACCATGATGAAGCTATAATGTATTATTTTAATAATGTTATAAAACCTTCAGTTATTGTAGGAGGTAGCAGAACCAATGTCCCTATAATATATGGGGCTCCTGAAAGATGGAAAAGTGTTCAAAAAGATGGTTTTTATAGAGATAAAGAAGGAAAAATACAAGTCCCTCTTATAATGTTTAAAAGAGACAGTATTGAAAAAAGAAGAGATCTTGGAAATAAATTAGATGGAAATGTCCCACAATTATATTATACATTTCAAGAAAAATATACAAAGAAAAATATATATGATAATTTTTCAGTATTACAAGGAAGAAAACCTCAAAAAGAAATGTATAGAGTAGTAGTACCTGATTTTGTTAAAATCGAATACACTTGTACTATTTGGACTGATTATGTAGCCCAAATGAATAAATTGATTGAAATGATTAATTATTCTTCAGATAGTTATTGGGGGGATAAAGAGAGATTTAAATTTAATGCAAGAATAGATACGTATAACAATACAACAGAACTTACTCAAGGAGATAATAGAGTTGTAAAAACTAATTTTGGTCTAGTTATTCAAGGATATCTAGTACCAGATAGTTTAAATAAAAAACTCTCTAGTGGGAATTTACATAAAACCTTTAGTAGATCTAAAGTAATATTTAATAGTGAAATGGTATCAACTACCCCAGATGCTCCTAAAACTAGAGAAGAAATAAGAGGAAATGTAGGCATAAGTATAAAAGCAATAGATGGAGGGGTTGGTTATCAGATTGTAGGTAATAGTAATGAAATAGCATAATAAAATGGCACAAAAAACAAGAAATACAACAAAAACATATTTTGAAACAGGTAAAATACCTTCACAAGAACAATATATTGATTTAATAGATTCTCATTTAAGTATAAAAGACCATAATTCGGGAAGTATAATATTATCTGGTAGTTTAGAAACAACAGGAAGTAACAATATTTTAGGCCAAATAAAATTAGGTTCAGATACATCTACAAACGCTAGTATTATCAACAAAGAACTCACATTTGATGTAGAACATTCAGCACTTTCCCAAACTACACAGGGCCAAACTACATTAAATTCAGCTCCTGATAAAGATGTCATTATTGCTTCTAGTGGTTCATCTTTAATATTTGTATCAAGTTCAGGAGATATAGGTATAGGAACAACTACTCCTCCAAAATCAGAAAATGACCAATCAATTATACAATTAACAGTAGCAGGAGATATAAGTGCAAGTGGAGCTGTTGTAGCATCTAAAATTAAATCAAAAGGATCAGACGTAACACTTGAAGGGGGACATATATCAATGTCAGGAGATATTATATTAACAGGTTCTATAAGTTCAAGTGGAACAGTTACTGTAAATACTCTTAAATCAGGTGGATCTAGTGATTTAGCTATTGAAGTACCTGCAGGTAGAAGATTTTCTTTTAAACAATCAGGAGGAAGTGAAACTTTTGCTATAAACGCAGCTACAGGAAATATAACATCATCAGGAGTAATAAGTGCAAGTGGAAATATAATAGCAGCCGATGTAGCTGTAACTGCTTTAACAGTAACAAAAGCAGGAAAAGGAGGTATTGGGTCATATGGATCAACAATAGATGCAGGGAGTGGTAGAGCTTTTACTTTTACTCTTATAGATATACCATCTATTGATGGGAAACTTGAAGACTCAAAAATACCAGCTAAATCAGCACCTACTTTTATTAAAAATTCAACTTGTGACCCTACTGATGTAGTTTTATGTCAATGTACTACAGCTAATTTATCTGTGACAGTTTTTGGTCAAGATACACCAACAGCACAAGCAACCCCAGGATTTTTTATTAGTTTAGGTAATGAAGATAATGGAGCTTTTACTGTAGCATCTGCTAGTTTTACTGCTTTAGTATTTTAATATATGGCTACTAAAATAAAATGGGATAAAGCTGATTTTAAATGGAATGAAAATCCCTATACTTGGAGTGAAGTTTTACTAGTTATTGAAGCTATTGGGGGACCTAGTGGAGATGGTGATATGAGTGACCCCGCCTGGACAGATTGGAGTGATGATGATGATAGAAAAAAAAGATTTATTGAATTAATAATAAAAGTCCACGGTAAAACAATAACAGAATCTAAACGAAAAGAAATCAAACAATATAAAATAAAAGCCAGTGACATTAAAATTACAGTAGAAAAAGTATTAGGTGTAGAATTAATGACAGAAAATATTAAGTTTTAATTATATTTTTATATTTATAACCATGTACAAATTATTTACCGATAAATCTGAACTCTTTGAATGTGATATTAAACTTCGAGGAGCAAGTTTAAAAAAATCAAAAGCAAGATTAGTAGTTGAAACACAAGACTACTCTTTAATGTTTAATGGTTCTATATCTAAAGGAGGTAAATGTGAAATCCCAATTAGAAAATTAAAAGGTTTAATAGATGAAGATACTACTGGTAATATTCGTTTAGAAGTAATAGCAGAAGATACGTTTTTTACACCTTGGGAATCAGATTTTGAAGTAGAATCT